TCAGCAGGATGACCCCGTCCAAGTCTTTGACCACATGTGGTGCCTTTTGCCCATCGACTATCATGCGGATATTTCCGGCCGCTGACATAAGTCGAGAATTCACGGCATTGACCCGAGCTCGCTCGGGCGGGTTAGCACTTGGGACATTGTAGGAAATTCGCTGTCCGAAATGCGGGTTCAACGTCGCCTTAATTAGATCCCAATCGCTGCCCTGAACTTTAGCCGAACCGCGAGAGCCTCCGGTAGCATCCCCATAACAGACAATCCGCCCATTGTGATCGCCCCAATCCTCGATCAGCTTTCGGCAAACTGCCGGGGTGTTTGAGTTCCGCTCAATATACACTTCGCCAATGACGCCTGTTCCGTACTCATCGGAAGGAAGCTGCTGCTCTTGAACAATAGCACAAACGCCAGGATCGACGTTGAAGTCGAAGCAAAAGGCGATCGGCCGGTTTGGGTCATACACAAGCGGAGAAGCGTGGAACCGTGAATCGAAGACGTAGTAAGCCCGACCCTCGAAGTTGATGAAACTACCCTCATACTCCTGCTGGAAGGTCAGCTCATCCAAATCTTCCTTGGCCATGGCAATTTCTTCGGCGTCAAGGATGTCGGAGGACGGCCAATGAAAGTAACCCCAACTCGACCGCACATACTGCGCCTTGAAGTCGGCCTCTGCCTTAAGCGCAACCTCGTAGTAATGATTGCGCCCTTCCGGCACTCCGATCAGATCGCACCAGCCCTTGCGATCTGACAGGGCCGGGCGAACGTTAGCTCCCCACGCCTCGGGCTTCATATTGCCGTACTCGTCGAGGATGCCGCCGTCCCATGGCGAGCCCTCGATGCGTTCCGGCTTGTCCATACCGAAGACGTGCAACTCGGCACCATTGATCATCCTGATGACCAACTCAGATTCGCTCGGACGCCCGGCTTTCATCCAGTCGGGCACCAGCATTTTCAGATCGTTCCAGTAAATCCGCTTGGCCTGTCCATAAGTCGGCGCCGATGCGAAAAAACGACCTGGCAACCCAGTGTTCCCGCCTTTCATTGCAGCGCGAACTAACTTGCGCTTGGCAATCTCCGACTTGCCCGAGCGACGGCCGGCCGGGACAACATTGAACCGACAAGGAGAATGATAGAACCGCTGTTGCTCAAGATGCGGCCGAAGCACGGTCCAGCGAGCTGGCAAATCAAGAACAGGAGCGATGACCTTAGGCACCTTTTCGTTCCTGCAAGTGCTTTATCCAATCAGTATCACTCCAACCAATTGGGGTCGGTGGCCTGAATTGCTGAGGGACCGGAGGCGTTGTCGAAGGAGTCGTTTGATCAGTCATTGCAATTTCCGCCCTTGTTCGTAGGTTTCACGCTCATCCATTGCGTTGTGGATGACCAGCCCATCTTCAAGCCTAGGTCGACACCAGCAATCAACGCCTTCCAAGACATGTGGCCTCAAGTCGGCAATAGGATAGATGTGCGTCATTGTTCCGGAAACAAGACCAATGCTCCGGTCGCTTTGTCAATCTGACTGACGGTCTTCAGAACCTTGGCAGCAAACTCTTCAGCGGTCAGACCTTCTTTGTCTGGGTTCGGGACTTTGTCCAGCCCAAGAAAACGAGACCGTCGTTCCATGATTTTCAACGCCCGATCAATGGCGGCGAGCTTTGGAGCGTGGTCCTCGATCCGCTTGGTCAAGGGTTGTCCGGTATTGATATCCACGATTGGTTGGCCGTGCTCATCTTCAACAACGTCCCGAACAACACTGCCTTGGCTGACGACAACGTGGAAAGATTGCAGAACTTTGATGACCTCGGTTTGCAAATAGTCCAAACGAGCAAGCTCAAGCTGGATGACTTCTTCTGCCGGCTCTTGAATGATCTCCCGCAAGGCTTTCAGAAGCAGCTTCCTGGCGTATGCCCGAGTAATCCCGAACATATCACCAAGTTGCTGATAGTTCAGATCGGCATTATCTCGCCTTGCACGCAGAAGAGCTGCCTGGAGATGCTTGGTCCGTTCCGTAGGTGTAGCGGTGCCCCTTTTCGGACGGATTGGGTTTGGCGTGGTTGCATTCGGAATATCCATTATTCAAGGATAAACCGGCTACTTTTGCTTGGCAACAGCGGCCGAGATCCTGGCTGAATAAGCTTCGCCGGTGCCTTGATGCTTACAATCCGAGCAACGCGGATCAATCAACGACTTGTCATACCTACACTCGCGAGACATAGTGTGTTTGATCGGCTTGCTGCCCATCTCAAAAGATCCGTCCGGATTGTAAATTCTAACAGGAGCCCAATAAAACTCCGCCGAGCGATCTCCGTTTGAGCAACCATAAGGCGTACTTGCCGTTCGAATTGTCAGCGGATGCGAATCAGAGTCGGCGACGGGCATCCCTGTTTCCTGCGCTGATGCAAAATGCGACAAAGATCCCAAGCGCCACCCAAGCTAAAAGGCCCAGCAAGGCCAGAAGAAACGGTCCCATGATGTTTCCTTCGGTGAGCACGAAGCAATGATGCCCTGCCCGAGCAACTGTTGGACAGGGCATCGTGGATCCTAGGCAAGCCGCCCGGCTGCTGCTTTCGCCGAAGGAAGCGGACGCTGCGAGATATCGACCTTCCGACCATCCGACAGACCTTGGAAGAAAGACTCACCGTGGCTGACTTTGGTCTTAGGAGTACGGGTCTTGAACTCACCATACTTGGCAGCGATCGCGTCCTGTTTGACAACCATCAATGAAGTTCCAGCATTGGTCTGAACTTCGCTCTTTTTCGCGGCAACCAAGGCTCTGATGGCTTGCGTTATCCCAATGCTGACCCCTTGCCGGTAGCTGTTGAGAATTCTGCGCCCGCCGATCATGTACTCGTCCGTTTTCTTGTACTCGTCACACAGGCGGTTCGTTGTCGCAACAAGATAACCGAGCATCCAACTCGCCAATTGAACGTCGGCGGTATATCCAAAGAACCGGACACACGCCTCGAACTCTTCGGTCCAGCTTGCTCTGCAACCACACTCAGTAAGTTCGGCGACCGCAACAGCGATCATGCCGACCCAGGTCGAAACCACCTTGGTCTTGGTGCCATTCGTCTTGGCGGTGCAGACGATGTCTTCGGTGCTCAGGTCGTCACCTTTCTTCAACGCGGCCATGATGACGTCGGCGTAGTCAAGCTGGTACTTCCGCATGATCCTCTCGGCCATGCCCGCAGCTGCCGCGGCTTCGTTCGGGTCGCTGCGCTCATGCTCGGCAATAGCCAGCAATTTCTGGACGCGACGCTTGATGGATTCGAGGGTTTCGGTGGTCATGCTGCTTCTCCTTTGGCAATTATTTTGGCCTTGAGACCATCGCTGGCAGGAATGCTGCTTGCGATCTGTCTGAAGGATGAAAACCGAAGAGAGCCCGACTTTCCGACGAAGAAAAACAAAAACAGCTCCGCTGAATCGTGGGTATAGACTTCGTACTTCGACGATGCCGAAGCAACCTTGCGATACCCGAGAGCAAGCAAACCCTTGATAAATTTCTCACGCAACGTCTGTTTCATGGCAAATCTCCTGAGTAGTTACAGCAATGACCACATTGAATCAATCGACGAGATTGTGCAAGACGTGCCACAATCCGCGGTTGATCGTTCTGCCCTTTTTCTTGGCGTTCAACAGCTCGGTACCGCCGTTCGGACCGATCATGATGTGCCGGCGGTCCCGGCAAAGCACGGCGGCCAAAGTACCTTCATCGTTCCGCATCCCGGTCTCAACAAACAAGAACGCCAAGTCGCTGTCCTCTCTCGGCAAAGTGACGTCAAACCTTTTGATCTCATAGCTGCCGGCCGCGCTACCATATCTGGAGGTCAAGATTACGGCTCTGATGTCTGCGACGATCTTGGCTTGCTTGGCGGTCAGTTCGGTCATGGCGGCGGGCTCCGGTGGGTTGATGTGATAATTATCTAGAGTTGCTCCAACTAAGGCAACTCTTTTCGTAGTTCCCTTGACCGAAAATTGGGCCGGGCATCCGACAAATAGATCCTGCCGGATGCCCGGGCATCTCTAGGTTTAATTAGGTTGCCGAGAAATCAGGCACTAGCCATACCCGCTAGGTGGCTGCTCTGGCCGGCGAGGAAACATGCCCTGATGCCGCGGCGGCAGCGGCTCATAGGCACAAATGCGGTCGGCGGAACCGGGGCTAGACAAAATGGTCATTCGAAGCATAACCAGACCCCAAGCCCGCCAACAGCCACTATGATCCACGAAGCACGGCGGGCATAGCAGTCTGTTGCGCCCGAGCGGCCTGTCCATAGGCCGTGTGCAAAGAAAGCGGATCAAGCACCGCCGAAAAAGTCTCGCAGTAAGCAAGGAACCAGACCCGCGGAATGGAGAATGGCCAAGCCAATGAAATAACCGCCGCCAGATTGACCGCCTTCTGCACCGGGGTCTGTTTCGTCAGCGGGCTCAACAACCGTTTTTGTTCTGGTCTCATGATAAACCTTGTTTGAGCGTGACTGCGTGGAATGCTGGGACGATGATACCCAAAGCATGAGCAGCTTCCATGAGCGTTGAACCTGTTTCGTCCCGATACAACCTGATAGCAGCCAATTTAAGGTTATCTGCCATCAACTCATGACAACGAGCAAGCAAATCTCCTTTGCTCTCATCCACGTCTTCACGATCCTCACGAATCAACATGCCCAACTCCTCACGAAGTTGCGCTATGCGAAGACGACGCTCCTCCCGAACTGCTTCATTGCCCATGATATTCCCTGCGTGGTTGATCAATACAGCCATTTTACGGCAACAAGGCAAACCTTAAAACATCATCTTAGTTCCGCAAGTAAACGCAATTTGAACCAAACAAGAAAAGCTTCTATCCCAATGTTGACCGGACAACGAACCCGGCCTCCACCTCGAACGTCAAGGTAGCCGCGCATAATTACTCGCCACGCGACATTGTTCTTCCGATAGAACAGGACAGGTTCGACTTCGACAAGCATGCGTTGCCCTGCTTTGTCTGCCTGCTCTTTGGTTTGCTGCCACCAAGCTGCTAGAGCAAATTGTTCTTGATGTTTGACTTCTAACGCCAGCCAATCCAAGCCAACGAGATCATGGCCTCCTTTGTGAGATTGCATGAGATTGCGTTGCAGGTTCGGAGCCGGGCCATCCTTCCCAAGCTCATTCCATACTGCTGTGACCACAGGTTGAAGCAACTTCGCCACTTCCCGCTCTGCTCTCTGGCCCTTGTTTCTGCTCATGGCACCGCTCATTTTCACTCTACCTTTCGTTTTTTGTTGGAAATCAATCAGTTGCTGCACATTTAAGGGGAATTATACCCAGTCTTAACAAAAATTCCCGTTAGTAATCAATGATTTGTATATGAAATATAAGGATATAATGAATATAAGGTAATTACACAATTCCCCTATTTCCAGCCATTTCCATTTCCATTTCCATTTCTGTTTTTTTGATTTACACCCTTATACCTTATATTCAGTAAATGCCTTGGAAATCAACCACTTGCCCCTTTATTTGCCCTTAAACCCAACTGTAACTTATTGATTTCCAAGGCCGAGTGAATTTGCTGGTTTTATTGCTTCGAGGCACTCCAGTGCTTGCCAACGCCATAGGCTGCTCCAGAAAAAGCAAAGGTCTTGTCCAATGTCGGTCGCGGAATCTCAACCAATAGCCCGGAATCAAGATAACCTTGGATCGTTCTCTTCAGTGCGACAGTTGCCCCAAGCCGATCGCTTTTGAATGCTGCCAGATTGACTGTACGCCGGCTCAGATAAAGGTATGGGATAATTTTCGCCTTGAGCATTGCGGTGGTGACCCCGTACCCACTTTGCTTCTCAGCACTCAAGGCGAAAAACTCATTCACAATGCGCCTGAAGTCATGATACTGTTTGCTGTCACCATTGCCCACATCCCCAGCCGAGAACCGCCCTGCAAGCAGGGTACAGTCGCGGGTCACGAAGGCAATTGCCCATTGGGCCAGGTCATTTGTGACCACAGGTTGATGGGGATTGACGCCCACGGCAAGCAAAGCGGACAGCTTCAGCGCCTTCAAGTGAGCGCGATTCCAAACCTGAGCTTCGACCTCAACCTTGGACTCGTTCATGATGGAATCGGCCCGTACATCGAACTCGTCGAGCAACCGCAAACTGTGGTTATCGAATTGCACATTGACGACCAAGTTGTTGTTCGTGGTCGTAATGCTGACAGCGCACAAATCAGCGAAGCGTTGGATCAACCCAGCGTCCGGTGCAACATGGCAGTGTTTGTTCCGAGACGGGCGGAGACCGGTATATTCGATGACTGAAAACCGCGGGATCAAGCCTTCTGAAATATGACTGGCGTCTAGACCGTCAAAGAAGGTTTCCGGCGTGCTTTCACCGAGGATGGTGACATTCGGGGCTTGGATCAAGTTGGTATTCTTTTCAATGTCGCTATACACACTTGATCGCAGAACAGCATGCCACCCCGACTTGGCGTACAGGTCGAGTAAAACCTTTCGAAGCATCTTCTCGGCACTGTTAGCCCGAGCATCGCTCAGCTGTTGCAGGGTTAGCCCGAATTCACCCAACACCGAGACAAAGCAGGGTTTCTCATTCAGAACCTTGACAAGTGCCTGGCCTGAAGCAAATGCCGCCGGACCAAGAAATTGCTCCACCATTGGAAGCTGCGGGCGGACAGCGGCGATGAGTTTGTCGATACCGGACGCGGCGCCTTCCTTGCCTGACCCTGTACGGGCGAGCAAGATCAGATATTGGTTCAGCCCAGTGCCGGACACATTGTATGACCGCCCACAAACCCCAGAGGCCAGGGCAATGGCCGCGGCAAGGGCGATTTCCGGAACAGGGCGCACTGCCGTCTTGTAGAAGTATTGCGCCATTTCCCCTATCAGCCCGGGTGGCAGTTCAACGGTTGAGAAGGGATTGTTTTTGGGAGGTTTGACCTCTGGCGACGGGGCGGCCTTCTTTTCCATGAGCGCTTGAGCATTGTTTACAAGGGCCGAGAGATTCACCGGAGCTGGTTGTTTCGCTCGGATTTTTTCAAGGCAGCGGTTTATATAGACATTGTCTTGGGTCGCCTTGGCCCGTTTGCCAAGAGCAGACATCCGAAACAATCGCCGGACCTGCTCATTGTCTTGCGTGTAATATGCGATTATCGACAGCAACGCAAAGTCAGCTTCTGATTGACTTGGGTACTCATCAATCTCGCCACGGCACAAGGAATTGTACTTGTCCGCATTGACGGCCCGCATCGCCATCTCGCAGATTTCCCGGTCATCTGCGACCGCTTCAACATCAACCAGCGTGGTTGATTCGGGCGGTTTCATCTCGCCATAAATGATGTCGAGAAGTTGTTGGCAATCGGAGATTGGGACGTTTCGCAATATGTCTCCGGTGCAGATCATAAAGCGGCCGGTGCTGTAGGCTTCTACATGGTCTCGATGAACCCCGCTCGGGATGCGACCACGGACAATGATATGGACACCGGTTCCGGAAACGCTGCGTTCGGCGTAGCTGTTAAACGCATGAAAGATTTTAGTATGCCGTTCAAGTTGCTCGGGCGTACAAGGATGTTCTGGCTTGTTGTCGAGATCAATGATGGTAAAAGGGTCTGTATGGTGAAGAACAAACCCGATTCCGTTATACCCTGAGCAAACGGCGATTGCCTGTTCAAAACTGCACCATGTACTCGGATCGCTGACGCTAGCTGCATGCCCTGTTGAAGTGAGCGGGATTTTTGTCATCCTCCCGTCTTTTTCAACATAGCGCCAAAGTACCCATTGATTGAGAGCCCGCAACTCGGCCGGGATGTTTTGAAATCTGGTCGGCATTGACTTTCCCTCGGTCAGAGCAATTGTTGTTTGCTGAGATACTCGAACAGAAATTGTACTCGATTGACCGAGGGATTTTTGAATTCGCAGGCTACAAACTTTCGTAGCCAGTAAAAGGATATCTTTGTCTCAGCATAGACTTCCAAGAGGTCTCTGGCCTTGAGCAAGGATATTGTTCTAAGCATCAACGTACCGGGCTGGTCGAATGCTTCTGTTTTCTTGGACGCCATTTACTTCTCCATGATGTGCCTTGACGAATGGCCATTGTATTGCGTTCTTTCGGGCGACACAATAAGGGGAGACTGATAGGGGAACTAAAGTCCGTTTGACGAGAGACAAAACTTCAGGTTAAAATGAGGCTCACTTGACACAAGGAGGACAAATGGAACTGAAGATCAAGCGCCTTAACTACAAGGCAAGGATTCCGACTTATGCTACCCCGGGATCAGGATGCTTTGACCTGTACAGCATCAACGAAGCGCCCCAGTTGGTGAAGGAGGCAGCGCCTCGAACTTTTGACACCGGCCTCGCCTTTGAAGTTCCGAAAGGTCACGTCATGCTGATCTTTTCCAGAAGCGGGCACGGGTTCAATTCAGACGTTCGCCTGGCCAATTGTGTTGGCGTCATCGACAGCGACTATCGAGGCGAGGTCAAGGTAAGATTGACCAATGACCCTTCGTCGAATTGGGGTGGTTTTACGGTTCAACCAAATGACCGGATTGCACAAGCCATGGTAATTCCGGTTGAACGCGTTGAATTCATTTTGTGCGACGAGTTGGTCCCCACCGAACGGGCGGCCGGCGGCTTTGGATCAACCGGGGCGTAGGGGAGCAACATGACCGAAATCGAAAAGCGCGCCTTGCTCACTGAGTGGTCACAAGCGCAAGCAAGGCTCGCCGAAGTCAAACCGCTCGTCGAGAACGAGATGCGGCTCCGCAAACTGGTGATGGAGGAGTATTTCCCGACGCCAGTTGAAGGGGTCAATACCTTCCCGCTTGAATCCGGATGGGAACTGAAAGGAACCTACAAGATCGATCGTAGGGTGGATGCGGCGGCGTTGTCTGCCGTCAGCGTTGAACTGAGAGGAATTGGGGTCAATGCCGATTCTTTGGTCAGGTTCAAACCAGAACTCGAAACCGCAGCCTATCGGACATTGGTTCAGATCAGCCCAGAGGCCGCGAAGGTTTTCGAAAAGGCGCTGATCAGCAAACCGGCCTCTCCTTCAATCGAGCTCAAGCCGCCGAAGGTGAAAGCGTGAGACAATACCTCGACCTGTTAAAGGATGTCCTCGCGCAGGGTAAGCATTGCGAGAATCGAACTGGCGTGCCGACCCTGCGCATTACCGGAGCCATGTTATCTTTTGATATGGCAGACGGGTTCCCTGCGATGACAACCAAACACCTGGCTTTTCGTCAGGTCGTTGGCGAGTTGTTGGGGTTCATCCGGGGATACGAAAGCGCCAAGGCCTTTCGGAATTTGGGCTGCACTATTTGGGACGCCAACGCCAACGAGAATGTTGCCTGGCTTAACAACCTGCATCGAAGAGGCGACGACGATCTCGGTCGGATTTACGGGGCGCAATGGCGCAACTACCGCGGGACGAACCGGCACTTTCAATACTGTTCGACAGATCAGTTAAAAACAGCCATCCGCGAGATTCTGACGAACCCGACCTCCAGACGGATAATTGTCAACGCTTGGAATCCGAACGAAATCGATCAAATGGCGCTGCCACCTTGTCACGTCCTGCACCAATATCACGTCGATCCCGATACCGGCGGATTGAGCATGACGATGTATCAGCGCTCTTGTGATTTGTTCCTCGGAGTGCCATTCAACATCGCGTCTTACGCACTGTTGCTGCATCTCGTCGCTCGGGTTACTGGTTTGCGGGCTGAGAACTTGACCATGTTTTTGGCCGATGCACACATTTATACCAACCATCTTGAGCAGGTAAGTATCCAGCTCGAACGACAACCATATCCCTTGCCAACGCTCGATCTTTCCAAAATGCGTTGTGTCACTGCCGTTGTGGATGACCGCGGCGATCCTTTTGATAAGGTGTCGCGAGCAATGCTCGAACTGGAACAATTAGTTCCACAGGACATCGATCTCATGTACTACCATTACTATCCGGCGATTAAAGCGCCAATGGCGGTGTAAGATGAGCAAAAAACGTAACAAACTCACTTTTCGCAAATGGCGGGGAGACGTGGGAAATGTCGAGCTCACCTTCGCCGAAAAAGTTCATCTTGTGCTGGTAGAAGTGAATGACATCCTCATCGCAAAGAACCGCAAGTACGGCAATTCGGCTCTTGAGCCAAAACGCATCTTCTCTCGGGCCTCGCCCATTGAGCAGATCAAAGTTCGGCTTGATGATAAGCTGAGTCGGTTGGCCGCTCAAGAAGACGACGAGGACGAGGACGTGCTCATGGATCTGCTTGGGTATCTTGTTCTACTTCGCATAGCTCAATCTCGCAACAACTAAGGAAACCCTGCTACAATGCAGTTAGTCCGCAGGCACTGGGCCTACTAAGAAAGCCCTAGAAGGACTTGGCCGGTCGAGACTTGCTAGACGGCCTTCTTCACAGCCGACAACAAAGGAACAAAATGGGCATTCTCGATTATGTTAGTCACTCTTCAACTTCAACCGGAATTCGGGTCGTCGTGTCCGGAGTTGAAAAGGTCGGCAAAACCACATTGGCATGTTCGGCGCCAAGGGCTCTTCTGATCCCGCTGGAGCAAGGGTTTGCCGGCGTGGCGGTCAATCGCGTCCCTTTGTTGGAATCTTTTCCAGATGTCATGACTTTGCTGGACGAGATCGTTTTCAAGGTTCAGCAAGGTTCGTTTCCATACCAATCAATAGTGTTCGACAGCGCCACGGCATTGGAGCGGTTGATCCACGGGGCTGTTTTGCGTTCCGATCCAGCGTTCGCCGCCAACAATAAGAAAGCGCTAACCATGGAAAGCGCGCTGGGTGGATATGGGAAAGCCTATCAATACGCCAACGAGCTGTTTGGCAATTTCCTGTCTCGTTGCGATTGGATTGCCACCCATGGCCGGATTAACATCATTCTCACTTGCCACGTCTTCGCTGCCAAGGTCATTGATCCGGCCTTTGGTGAGTATGACACATGGGACTTGCTGCTCCATTCGCCGAAAAACCAAAAAGCATACGGCAAACGCGAAATGCTGACCCAATGGGCTGACATAGTCGGGTTTCTGCATGAGCCGTTATTCGTTTCGGAAGACAAGACGAAAACTCTGGTCAAAGGAGTTAGCGCCAATGCTGGACGAATCCTTGCCGTGAATCGAACTCCCGGCTATGTCGCCGGCAACCGCTTTGGGGTCACTCGCGACATCCAAATTTCCCAGCAAAAGGGCTGGAACAATCTGGCCGGTGAGATATACAATTCATCTGGTCTTGATGTATTCAATCGGGACTAGTTTGAGTGAGTTTTACAGGGCCCGGGCACAGTCCCACAATCTCCGGCGAGAAAACGCTGAGAGGGCCCTGCTAAACTTTCAACCGCTGTAAAACCTAGGAGATTCAAATGTCAGCTGCACTTAACTTTGACGCCAGTCAAGTAACCCCGAGCGTTGCTCCGGAAGCCAAGCCGGCCGGCTGGTACATCTGCATGGCAACCGCTTCCGAGATGAAGCCGACCAAGGACGGCACCGGCCAGTACCTGGAATTCGAGTTCACGATCCTTGCCCCGCAAGAGTACGCCGGCCAGAAGTTCTTCGACCGCCTCAATTTGGTGAACAGCAACCCCGTCGCGGTCGAGATCGCTTACAAGACCCTGTCCGCAATCTGCCACGCCACCGGCGTCATCCAAGTGCAGGACTCCGCCGCCTTGCACAATCGTCCGCTTCAGCTGAAGGTCAGTCTTCGCCCCGCTGGGCCAGGTGCCGACGGCGTTGTCCGCGACGCTACCAACGAGGTCAAGGGCTACAAGGCAATCGACGGGGCGGTCCCGCCGGCAACACCCCAGTACGCCCAGCCGCCGGTTGCTCTGCCTCCGCAATATTCCCCGCCACCAGTTGTCGCTCAAGGTCAATGGGCTCCGCCGGCCCAGCCCACTCCACCGCAATGGGCCCCGCCCGCTGCGCCGCCGGCCCCGCCCGCTGCGCCGCCGGCCCCGCCCGCTGCGCCGCCCGCTCCGCCCGCCGCCCAGCCCACTCCGCCGCAATGGGCTTTCCCGACACCGCCCGCCGCTCAACCTGCCGCTCAACAGCCGGCCCCGCCCGCTCAACCTGCCGCTCAGC